AACGGTAACAGTTCCCGCAGAACCAAAGCAGGCAAAAAAAGAAAAGGTTGTTATTGTAGAATCGAAAGAAGACCAAGAGAAACAAGAAAAGGAAAACGAAGAAATAAAGGCTTCGCGAATGTTTGCCAGTCAGGCATTGCTTGATATGGATAAAGCAAAACTGAGAAAAATGCAGGCAGAGGCGGAACGTGCTGAAATAATCCTACAGAAAGAAAAGGGAGATATGGTATCAGCGACAAGCATTGTTCCGTTCATTAAGAATATGGCAAAGATGAAATATGAAAATACATTGGCTAAAACTATGCGGCTCATAAAAGATATGTCAGTGGAATACAAGTTGCCAAACACGTACGCTGGAGTATTCGAGAGAGAGTTTACAGCTATATTAAACGATACAGAAACAAAATCAGACAATTACTTAACGACAAAACTAAATGGATAAGGCGCAAAGAATGTTACAACAAGCATTTCACTATGAAAAGGAATTTCTTAAACCGAGTGAAATAGCAGAGAAATATAGGGTGCTGACAGATGGAAATGTAACTGGCCCGTTTGAATGGGAGCGTTCTCCGTATTGGAGAGATGTTGTAGATACGCTTAGTCCAGAATGTCCATACACCGATATATTCGTTGAAAAAGCAT